TATTGGATGTATTTTAGTAATTCGGATATAATTCCCATTTAATGAACCATCCGCTAGATATGCTCCAATAAACCATCCAAATTGTTTATTTAATTTAAATATATTTTCACCAATTTTAATTTGATTTAATGGTTCTGATATAACAGGAATATTTTTAGCTACTGGAATTCTATCACCAAGTTTTAAATCACATCCTTTAATAGGAATAATTTTACTAGATGATCTTTTTAAGAATGAATGAGATAAAGTAGCACAAGTTTGTCTTCCACTTCTAGTATGAACTCTAACCATTCCACCATTTGCTTTATGTCTACTAATTTTTGAAATACGATTCCAAGATGTTTTTTCATCTTCTGAAACTCCCATTATATAATAATCTTCTTTTAAGTTTAATACAAGACTATGTTTATCAAGTTTAACACAATCATTTTCATTATTCTTAATAATATTATCTAAATATTTTCCAATTGTGCCACTGTAAAATTCATTTTGATTTTTTTTTGTTTTTTTGTAGCACCTGATTATGGTGGAAGACAAACTTGACATTTGTGTGCATGGCTCGCCAATAGATTGAGCAGCTATAACACCACAAGCTTCACCTGGTGAAGCAAAGGATTTATTAAATTCTTTTATAATATATTGAATCAAATATTCAAATGAATTTTTATTAAATTTATATTCATTAATAATTTTTTTTGGTGATAAATAACATCTTAATAATAAATGAAATATTTTAGTACCGTGATCTTCAGTATATTCTTTATTATCTTCACTTCTTTGAATATTTAATATTTTTTTAAATTCATAAAGTTGTTTATAAATTTCAACAGGATTTAAGTCTGATTTTTTATTAGTTATAATATCAGTTTTAAATAAATTTCGTGTATTTTGTATAATTCTATATAGATTAACAGAATATTGTAAAGAATTTGATTGTATATTATTTGTAAATAATTTATTAATAACAAAATCTCTATCATCTAAAATTTCTTTAAAAATATTTTTAAAATATATATTAAGATGGTCATTATTAGTAGATAAATCTGTAGTTTTATCAGGAGATAAATCCAAACTTGTTTGTTTCATTTGTTCAAATACTTCTTTATTTATATCTTGTTTGACTTCATCTAAAGTATATAGATATCGTTTTTTTAATTCATTATATGATTTATCAATTATTGGATAATATTGATTTTCAATAAAAATAGGGTCAACACCATCATTACCATATAAAAATTGTATAATATTATTAGTACTATCTCTAACTGTTAAATCATTACATATTTTTGAATCTTCCATAGCTTTAATTAATTTTCTTTGAATATACCCAGTCTCACTCGTTTTGACCGCTGTGTCTATTAAACCTTCACGACCACCCATAGCATGAAAATAAAATTCAGTTGGAGATAATCCATTTAAAAATGAATTTTTAACAAAACCTCTTGCTGAAGGACTATCATCATATTTATGAAAATAAGGTAAAGTTCTATTTGTAAAACCATATGCAATTCTTTTACCATCTACATTTTGTTGTCCCAAAGTAGCAATCATTTGACCAATATTAAGATTATTACCTTTTGAACCTGAATTAACCAAAGATGTCATTCTATTATTAAAATCTAGACTACTCATACCAACTTTACCAGATTCTGCCACAGCTTGATTTAAAGCAGAATTCATTTGAATTTCAAATTCAATAGCATTTGATTTACCTGATTTATTTTCAAATGTGCCATTATGTACATTTTCAATAACATTAACAGCTTTATCTGTAAATTTTTTAATTGAATCTTGCATGTCTTTTTTTGCTTTATTTGATGAAATTAAATCACTAATACCTACACTAAAACCATTTATTAATAAAAAGTTTGTTACTATATTTTCCATATCATTTAAAAAATGTGTAGCTGTATCTTGACCCAAATCATTATGAATAATATGAACTAAGCCACCATCTTTATTACCTAATATACCTTTATCTAAAACACCTTGTTTAATAATACCATTTTTAATTATAACCTCATGATGAGAGTCTCTAATATCCTCTTTGGCACTTTTATATTGATTATTTTTTTTTTTCATATTAATTTTAGGTAATATTTTACTAACTAAATCTCTTCCAGAATATAAATGTTGTTGTAAAACATCATTTGGATATTTTTCAATAGGAAAATGTTTATCTTTTTTTAAAATTTCAGATAATAATGTTCCTTTTTTTATTATAGGTTCTGGAAATACTCCATCATACTGGGGTATCCAAATTAATAATTTTTTAATTTGGTTTTCTGTTAAATAAGTTGAATAAGATGTAAATTTGCTAAAACCAATGATACTATCTTGAACTAAACTAATTATAGGACTATTTTTAGCAGGAGTAATTATTTGACTAGGAACAGAGGCTAAATATTTTAATTCTAAACTTGTTTGAATACTTTGTGGAACATGCATATTCATTTCGTCTCCCGACGACTCCCATAAGTTTCCAAATGGGACGGACTGTACCTTAAGCAGATTCAGGATGATTAATCCATCATTATCCACCAACACCCGTTCAGTCTCTGAATGCTCATCATATCCTTATCATAACGGATTTAGATGATAACACTGCTGATTGTCCAATTCTTAAACATTATAACCATTGGGTTCGGCAATTAACCGAGTTCCCTTTCTATCTTTTCAGATAAAAGGTGGTAGTTTAAGACTCTAAGGAGTTTCCAGCATCGAGGTGTTTTGCCAATTCATTTTTAAAAATGAATTGACTAGGAGATATCACCCTTTTCAGGTCTCCTGTTTCCGACAGAGAAGTTTATCGAAGTCCGCATTATAAGGAGAAGTAACACATAAATTTAATCTAAAAGTTTTTCCATCCATAACTTTTACTCTATGAGCCATCATAGACATTTTATGCAAAGAAGGTTGTCTGTTAAACAAAACCCAATCATCATCTAACAAATGTCTATGAACTACATCACCAATTTCAATATTAATTCTATTTGTAAAACTAATATTATAAGTTTTTTTTTCTTTTGTTTTATATACTTGTTTTGCTCCTGGCCAGTTTTTACCATTTTTAACTAATAATTTTAGAAAATCTATATTATATTTATTTACTATATCTGGTTTAGTTAAATTTTTAGCAATTATTTTTGGAACACCAAGTTGATCAATATCTATATTTGGGTCAGGTGTAATAACAGAACGTGAAGAGAAATCAACTCTTTTACCCATTAGATTACCTCTAACTCTACCTTCTTTTGCTTTTAATCTTTCTTTAATACTTTTTAATGGTCGTCCAGATCTTTGTATTGCTTGAGGAACACCTTTTATATTATTATCAACTAAAGTAGCAATATGATATTGTAATAACATAGTCCATTCATCAATAAGATTTTGAGGAGCATTTGAATCTATCTTTTGTTTTAATGATCTAACAGTTTTAATTATATCACAATATTTATGTGTTAAATCATCTTCCATTCTAACATTACCATCTTGTTTCACAAATGGTCTTACAGCAGGTGGAGCAACAGGTAAAATAGTACATATTAACCATTCTGGTCTTGAAAAGATAGGATTAAAACCCATAGTAATTATTTGTTCGGTAGTAAATCTTTTAAAGATTTTAAGAACATCATCAGGATTTAATACACCACATATATTATCTGGAGCTTTAATTTGTGCCATGTGTTTTTTATCCCAATTAATAATTAATTTAGCTAAACTATATGTGTCTCGTTTTATTGATTTTGGTGATATTGCTGAACAATTTGGACAAATTTTATTTGTTTCTTTTTTCATACACTCGAAAAAATAAAGCCATCTATGTATACCTTTTTTTGTTAATAATATTTCTTTATTATAAATACATTGTGTTGTATCATCATCTATTCGTTTTTCAAGTATATTAGAACATCTTAAACATGTACATTTTAAAATTGATATAATATATTTTAAAAATTGAACATTAAAAACAGCAACAGGTAATCTTATATGTCCAAAATATCCAGGACAATTATTATTTGATTGTTCATCAGTAGGACAAATTTTATCATGATCTAATGTTCCCATTCTTGGATCAAATAAACCATTCATTTTAGGAGTATCACCATCATATGTTTCATGTGTTAATATTTCACAAACAGAACGTCTCTCAATTTCTTCAGGGGACCATAATCCAAATTGAATTCCTTTAATTGTGTCAATTTCAATTTCATTCATTTTATTTAATTATTATAAATATAATAATTTATTTAAATCAAATTTTTATTTATTTTTATTTTTTTAAATATTTGTTAAATAATTGTTTTGGTAAATTTAATAATTTAAAAAATAATACATCCTTATTATTATGGAATATAAATATTATACAAGGTTTCAAAAAAATAAAACAATAAATAAAACAACAATAAATAAAAAGATAAATATTAAAAAATGGTATAATAAATTAAATGAATATGATAAAAATGAAAAAAAAGATATTGATGAATTTGGGAATTTAAAAAATTTAATTGATTATAATTGTAAAAGTAATTTAGATTATGAAAGTTTAAAAAATATTATTAAAAATATAAAAAAAAATAAAATACAAGAAGATATTATTAAACAAGAAAAAGATTCAGATGATGAAAGTTACCATCCTGATGATAGTGAGAATTACAATTTAGAAGATGAAGATGTCTTTTATACTGAAGAAGATACATTTTTAAAAAATTTGTCAAAAGAAAAAAGAGAGATTGTTGATAAAAATATTAAATTAATAAAAAAGTTTAGAGGTACAAATATACCATTAAAAATTAAAATACTTTTATCATCATCCTTAAATATTAAAAATAAATCTTATATTTTAACAAAACTAGAACAATTTTATAATTTAGATGATTCAAATAATGAATATCATAAATTAAGTAATTGGATTGATAGTTTTAAAGAAATTGAATTTGATAATTTTACAAAACCACTTGTAAATAAAAATTCAAAAAGTATTGAAATTGGAAACTATTTGAATGATTGTTATAATAATTTAAATAAAGCAATTTATGGTCATAAAGAAGCTAAATTAAAAATTATACAAATTTTAGGAAAAAAAATATCAAATCCTAATAGTTTTGGAAATATTATAGGTTTATGTGGTCCACCAGGAATAGGAAAAACACAATTAGCAAAAAATGGCATTTCAAAATCTTTAAACAGACCATTTTCTTTTGTATCATTAGGAGGTGCTCAAGATTCTTCATTTTTATTAGGTTTTGATTATACTTATGAAGGAGCCAGAAATGGAAAAATTATAGATATCATAAAAGAAAGTAAATGTATGGATCCTATTATTTTTTTTGATGAATTAGATAAAATTAGTGATTCTGCAAGGGGTGAAGAAATTGCAAATGTTTTAATTCATTTAACAGATAAAACTCAAAATTGTTGTTTTCAAGATAAATATTTATCTGGTATTGATTTTGATTTATCAAAATGTATTTTTATTTTTTCTTTTAATGATGAAAATAAAATTAATAAAATTTTAAAAGATAGAATAACAATATTACATTTAAAAGATTTTAATACTAAAGATAAAATTAAAATTGCACAAAATTATTTAATTCCTGAAATATTAACAGAATTTAAAATTGCAAAAAATGAGTTAATATTTAATGATGATGTTTTAGATTATATAATAACAAATTTTTCAAATGAAACTGGTGTAAGAAATTTAAAAAAATGTTTAGAAGAAATTGTTTCAAAATTAAATATGTTTATTTTATTAAAAGATTATGATGATAATAATATTACAAATAAAATTTTACAAAATAAAATTTCTATACCATATAAAATTACAAAAAAAATAATACCTAAATTACTAATTAATTTTAAATCTCCATATCTAAATTATAAAAATATGTATATATAAATTTTTGTAATTTTATAAATTTCTTAAATTTTTTTTTTAAATAACATAAATTTTTATTTTAATTAAAAAATAAAACTTTTATTAAAAACACTTTTACAAATGTATTAAATGAAAAATAAAACATTCTATAGTTATGGTATAATTGCATTTTACAAAAATAATAAAAATTTTAACTATTTATTAATAAAAAGAAAAGATAGTTATGAATATTTTGATTTTTTAACAGGAAAATATAATATTCATAATCAAAAATATTTAATAAAGTTATTTAATGGAATGACAATTAAAGAAAAACATAATTTAATAAATAATAATAACTTTGATAATTTATGGAATGAATTATGGTCAAATAAAAAAAAAAATATTAAATTTTATAATAAAGCAAAAATTAAATTTCAATTAATTAAAAAAAATATTAAATTTTATATTAATACTACATCTTGTTGGCAAGAACAACAATGGGGTTTTCCAAAAGGTAGAAAAAAATTAAAAGAAAATAATTTAGAAACTGCTAAAAGAGAATTTATAGAAGAAACAGGTTTAACAATAAATGATTTCAAAATCTTAGCAATAAAACCAATTTATGAAATTAATTATATAAATAATATTAAATATAAAAATTTTTATTTTATTGCTAAAATTTTAAATAAAAAAAAACTAATAATAAATACTCATTTAATTAATCAATTTTCAGAAATTAGTGATTTAAAATATTTAAAATTTAACGATTGTATCAAAAAATTTAGAACAAATGAGAAAAAAAAATTTTTTTTGTTTGTAAATTCAATTATTTCTAAAATAAATTAATAAATTTTATTTTTTTAATTTTTAATATTTAATTAATTTATATAATTAATGATTTCTAAAGAAGATTCTAAATTCAATGATTCTACTAAATTCAATGAAATAATAAATAACAAAGATTTATTATTAAAAGAAAAATATGAGGAAATAAAAAAATTACTAATCTCAAAAGACATTATAATAAAGTTATTAATTGATAATAATAAAGAATTAGAAACCAAAATAGAGAATGATACTTTGACAAGTAAAGAAATTCTTTTTTTAGAACAAAAAATAGATTTATTAAAAATGTTAAAAGAAACAAAAGAAAAAAATGAAACAAAAAAAAAAAATAATAATTTATTATATCCTTCATTAAATGATAATGATTTCAATCAACAACTTTATAAAAAAAAAGAATTTAGAGTTTTAGAAAATGAAATAAAATTTCCAACTACCGAAGGATATTTTTTAAAAAATTCTCAGTATTTTGTAAAAAATTTTTTATCTGATTTTACAAATTATAAAAGTTTATTATTATGGCATGGTGTAGGAACTGGAAAAACTTGTTCTGGAATAAGCATTGCTGAAAATTTTGCACATAAAAAAAATGCAAAAATATTAATTTGGGCACCAAAATCAATAACAAGTAATAAAACATGGGAGAATGAAATATTTAATGTTAAAAAGGAAATTAACTTAATTTTAAAAATTGATGAAAATAAATATAGAAATAAAAAAAACTATATTACAAAAAATTTACATTGTACACAAAATAAATATAGTAAAAAATACAGACAAAAAATTAAACAAATTCTTTTAAAAGAAAAAATATATAACAATTATCTGGATGATTTAAAAAATCCAGATAAAAATGTTCAAGATTTAAAAAAGAGTTTTTTTAAAAATCTTCAAAAATTACAAGATAAAAATAGTATTTTAACAAAAATAGAAAGAAAGATTTGGAAAAATTTTATTTACACATATAAAATAGAAGATTTTAAAGAAAAAAATACAAAAACATATCCCTATAATATAAACACATTTGATACAATAATGAATCGGATTAAAAATCCTCAAAAGAATGATAAGATTGAATATAAAGATGATGACGGTATCATTCAAAAAGGAAGATTTTCTTATAAGTATGAAGATACAAAAGCAGTTATATATAAATTAAAACCTTCCGGGCAAGAGGAAGAAATTGTAATTGATATATCAAATGATAAACAAAAAATAACTAAACTAGTTTCTTCAGAAATAAAATTAATAAGAAGAATGTTTGATAATTCTTTAATAATTATTGATGAAGTTCACAATCTAAATGAAAAAAATAAAGAAAATGAAAAAGGTGATTTTAAATTAAAAAGTAAATATCTAAAAATGATTATAAGGTATGCTAAAAATACAAAATTATTATTATTATCTGCTACTCCTATTGTTGATAATGTTTCAATAGAATTAAAGTTTTTAATAAATTTATTATTATTAAATAATAATTCCGCCCCTATTATTGAATTAAACAATACTAATTATGAAAAAATATTAACAGAAAAAACAAGAGGTTTAATATCATTTGTAAGAGGAAATGATCCTTTATATTTTCCAAAAATAATTCCTCTTGAGAATGACAATGACAATGAAATTGAGTGTTTAAATGAAAAGAATCTTAAACTTTTAGATAACATTAATTTTAAAAAATCTAATAATATAACTTTAAATAAAGATTTAATAAAATTAATTAAGAAAAAAGAATTTCCAAAAGATATTAATAAACTAATAAATTCAAAATATATTATTTCAAATTTTATAAAATGTGATATAACAGAACATCAGATTCAATATTTAGATTATATAAATGGCAACAGTCTTTTGAAAGCGAAGCCTTCAAAAGCTTCATTTAAAGACAATGCTATAGTTTTATACTTAACTCTTACACCTAATTTAGATATAAAGAAAATAATGAATGATGAAGACTTAAAAATAACAACAACTAACAAAATATATTCAAAAGTAAATAAAAATGATTGGTTACATCAAGATAATGTGGAAAAATATTCAACAAAATTTTATAAATTATTACAATTTATAAAAGTGTCAAAAGGAAAAATATTTATATACACAGGTCAAAGTCAAAAAATTGCAGAATTTGTATCAGAATTATTAACAAAAAATGATTATTTTGATTATAGTATAAGCAAAAGAAAAAATAAAAAAAATTTTGTTTTATTTACAGGTAAGACACAACAAACTATAAAAAAATATAGAGAAATATTAAATGATGAAGATAATATAGATGGTAAAAATATAAAAATTATAATTGGGAATGCAATAGTTTCTGAAGGGATAGATTTTAAAGAAATAAGACAAATTCATATTTTAATGCCAGATGAGAATTTAAGTAAAATAGAACAGGCTATTGGAAGAGGAACAAGAACAAATTCACATAAAAGATTACCTGAAAACGAACAAAATGTAACAATATTTAATTATATATCTTGGTTTAGTGATAATAATAAAAATAATTGGGAAAATAATATAGATTTAAGAAGATATTTACGTTCTTTTGCGAAAAAATATCAAGAATTATTGTTCTTAAATGTTTTAAAAAAAAATGCTGTGGACTGTCTTGTCCACAGAAATAAACATTATTTTAAAAAACAAAAAACAACTTTAAAAAATAGTTTTGACCAGGTGGTAAAAGATATAGTTATTGGAGATGAATCAAAATCTAAATGTTTAGATGAGATAAATGAAGAACTAGAAGTAGAAAATTATGATTTTGAAGATAATTTAAAAATAAAACATATTGAAAATATAAAACAAATAATTATAAATAGTTTTAAAGAATTAAAAAAATACAATTTTACAATTCCAGAATTTAAGGAAATTATTGAAAAAAAAATAGATAAAAAATTAATAACTGATAATGATATTTTACTTGCTATTAATGAAATATTAAATATAGATTTTAAAAATATAAAAGGTCTAAAAGGTCAATTAAAAGAAACTATTTTTAAAAATTATACTATAAATTCTTATAAAAAAAATTTACCAATTCAATATAAGTATTATCCATATTTAAATTTAAAAAATAACATTTTAATTGAAAAGAAAAAAGAAAAAATTAAAGAAATTTCAGAAATAAAAGATATCAATGAAATTTTATTTAGATTAAGAATGTTAATATATTCTGAATCTCAATTTTATAATTATAATATTCACAAAAACAAAAACGCCCCACACTCTTTTAAAAAGTACATGAGAATAACTTCAGAAAATGTAGGTGATGGGAGTGAATGTCGTAATTTTTATAAATATATTATAAATTATCCAATTTATAATAGTATAAAAGAAGAATTAAAAGAAGAAATAAAATTATATCAATTAGAATTAATAATATCTGAAAATAATATTTATCTTGAGTATTTATTTAATTATTTAATAAATAAAAAATTACAATCAGCAGTGTTTAGTGGTGATTCTTTTGGTAAATATTATAATGAATTAAATAAATATGAAAAAAACAGAATATTTGCTGAAATTTATTTAAGAACAATAAATAAAAATTATGAAAAAGAAATAATAGGTTCTGAAAATTTAGAAGGGAAAAATTACAACTTTAAAAATAATATTAATGTATCTATGTTTTTATATTTTTGTAAAAAAACATATTTATTAAATAATAATAATAATAATAGTGGGTTTGATTATATATCAAATAATTGGAATATTGATAATTTTATTAATTGTATTAAAAGTTTAAGTGATCCTTTAATAAGAACAACTTGTGATTTAGAGATAAATATTAAAAATAATTTAAATAAATATCAAAAACAAAATTTTCTTTATGAAGAAATGGATAAAAATACTCAAGACAAAATAAATGAAATTTTACAAGAAAAACAACATTTTAATAAAATATTAAATTTATTTATGAAAAAATATGAATTTAAAGATAAAGAAAATAATGATTATATAAAAATATTTAATTTTAAAAAAGCAAATGAATTTAAACAAAATCAAGACTATAATATGACTACTTTAGATTTTCAAAATGAAATTTATGATGTTTATTTAAAAAAAAAAAAATTGGAATTATGTAAATATTATGATTTAAATTTATTAAATCAATTAATAAATAAAAAATTAGAAATAAATAAAAAATTTTTTGAAAATATTTTAATTCCCAAAAAAAAACCAGCAATAGATAAGAAATCAGGCAAAATAAAAAATAATTTATTATTTTTTGAGTTTCATCATGATAAAACAAATTTTGATTTTTTAAGTATTATTTTTTATGCTCAACAAAGAGATACAAATTTAAAATATTTAGATGAATGTAGAAATAAAGATATTAATACTTTTGTAAAATTACCTTATAATAATAAAGTAGTACCAGGATTAAAAAGTTATAATATAGCAAAACAAAACATTAGTGATAAAAAATTTACTGCTACAAATGCATTTCAAAAATATCATTTATTAAAATTTAACTATTTTAAATTTAATAATAAAATATTTGACATGACAAAAGGTATTTTTTATCTTCATATTTTAATAGATTTATTAATTCATAAAAATTTAAATGATAAATTTGAAATTAAAGATATTTATAAATATATGAAATATTTTACATTTAGAATTAAAACAGAATATAGGGATAGTGATAATACTTATAAAAAAAATGTTTTTAAATTTATAAATAAGTTTGATAAATTACAAACAAAATATTTTAAATATTATTTTGGTGATCAAATAATACAAGAAATAAATTTAAGTATTGATGAATATGGTATAATTAAACTATATAATAAAAAAAAAGAAGAGGTTAATTTTTTAAATAAACATAAAATTTACAAAATTAATTATGATGCTTCTAAAGTATTAAATATTAAATATTTAGAAAAAGAATTAGGATTTATATATGACAAAGGTATTTATATTGTTGATGGTTTATATTTTCAATTTGTTCCTACAAGAGCAATTAATAGTACACAACAAAAATGTCCACGGAATATAAAAAAAATGACAGGAAAAGAATTTAAAAATTATAATTATGGTATTTTTGAAGATTTAAACAAAGATAAAATGAAAAAAATTGAAATTTGTATAAATTTTGATATTAGTAAACAAAAAAAGATTGAAATTAAAAATCCAACTAAAACCAAAACCCAAAAAGCTGTAACATTATATTTAGATAATTTTTTACAACAAAAGAAAATTTATTTTTTAAATACTGAATTAATAATTTTAATAAATTTATTAAAAAAAAAACAGCGTAATCACATAGCATTGGACAACCATGATGGAAAGGGGCTGGACATATATAAACTTAACAGTGATAATTTATTTTTAAATTATTATAATGCAGAACAATATTTATTACTGGAATTAATTAATATTTATAAAGTTAAAGAAAAATTTAAAATTAATTAAATAAATTAAAAATTTGATTAAAAAATAATATATTAATTATATAAAATAAAAATGGAAAATCAATTATTTTTTGTAAATATTTTAAAAACAAAAATTAGATTATGTGGACATGATATAATTTCTAATATAAATAATACAAATTTTATTAATAGTATTTTATTGAAAAAAATAAAAGAAAAAATAGGGAATAAATGTTCAAAAGAAGGTTTTATAAATAAAGAAAGTATTAAAATATTAAGAAGAACATTAGGTACATTACAATCATTTACACTAAAAGGTACATTAATTTATGAAGTAGAATACAAAGCAAGTATTTGTAAACCACAAGAAGGTCAAGAGATTATAACAAAAATAGCTAATAAAAATAAAGTAGGATTATTTTGTACTACACCTATACCATTATCTATTGTTGTTCCTTTACAACAACATAATAATGATAAATTAGAAAGTAAATATAATTTAATGAAAAATATAGAAATAGGAGATACAATTAAAATAAAAATTATTGCTAAAAGATTTAAATTAAATACTGATAAAATTTTTGTAGTTGGAGAATTTATTGAAAAAATATAAGTTTATAGAAAAATATTTATTTATATTTATTATATAATGTTACTTAAACAAAAAATTAATTTAAAAAAAGATATTAAAAATTTAAATAAAAACGAATATATAGAAATTTTTAAAATTATATTAAATAATAATATTAAATATACAGAAAATAATAATGGTATTTTTATTAATTTAAAATATGTAAATGAACAAGTAATGGAAAAATTATTGAACTTTATTGAATTTTCTAAAATTAACAAAAAAAAATTTAAAAAAATTGAAAATGTAAGATTATTAGAAAAAAATAAATCAAAACAAAAAGATAATTTTTTATCACAAGATTTTTTAAAAAAAAATATTTTAAAACATATAGATAATTATATTAAAAAATATAATCAAATTAATTGTAAAAAAATAACTATGTTT